TGGACTTTGGCACTCTGGATTTTGAAATGTATCGTCGAACTAAACTTCCTCTACACGTGTATTGCACGTCGAGTGAAGGTAGTTTGGATTTTGGGTACTTACAGCTTTACCTCCACGCTCACTCTGATGCTTGTCTTCGACCACTTCCCTTCCTGGTTTGTATACACCACCAGGTGGGTGGATATCATCGGGACGTTGGTGATGGCGGCTGTGTTTACCTGTGTAGCCGGCTATGTTATAGATGGGGAGGAGAAGTATACTCCTACCTTGGTGATGCTTTCCGGTTTAATAACCACACAATTCGTCTGCGTAAAGTTAAACCTCCATCTCTCTCATTCGATATGGTTGAACCGCTTAAACATCATTTTGTGGATACTTGGTATCCTCGGTCTAACCTACACCTCTCGAAAGTTTCCCCGTTTACTCCGGACGCTTTCCGTTGATCTTATGTCGGTATCGATAATCCCTCCACATCAATCGGTGTTGATACCCCATGATAATTAACGTGGCCAGTTGGACCACCAACGACCCAACCACCATTATCGCAGGATAGTTGTGATTCACCCATTCAATCATGTTTGTCTCCCTTGAAGTATACCTTCTCCATATACCGAGGCGAGACTTACTGGTTTGGTTGCGTACTCTGAACCACCGGTGTTACAGGTATCATCCCATACGCGATATAAATATCATTCGCGATTGTGAGTAGGTAGTTCTTCGTCGACTCCTTCCTTGCAGGATTTTTCACCACAGTTTGAATCACCATCAAGGCGTTGCCTAGGATAAAGTTAATCCAAAAATCACCCATTGTTAAGCTCCTTTGCCTAAGGTTTTCCCGATCTGAACTAAAGTCTCCCAGCGGGAATAATCCTCTGAGAGTTTTTCGATCATATCGGTACGGTATTGTTTGTCGGGGATACGTGCGGCCTTCGCCAAATCATATGGACCCCAGAGTGAGCCGGGGATTGATTCTCCCCAGCCGGTTATGGATACGACTGCTCCGCCGGAATCTGACGTAACAAGTTGATCTTGGTTGTTTAGACGTACCTCGTAGAAGAAGAGGTGGTCGCGGTCTTTACGTTCAAACCCTCGAATCGGTACCCCACCCTTCGGCCTATACTCCTCAGAGGGGTAAGGGGGAATTGACAACCTCAACGCCGAGCCAAACCCCGACTTCAACACCATCTCCTTCGGATAAGTCAACATCGCCAAGCTTGCCAACAACTCCCCTACATCGCCTTGGTAGAGTTCCAGAAATGCCGGGAGGGCATCGTAGCCAAACCTGGGGGTGAACTCGAGTGCCCAGACTCCCTGCTCATTGACGATCGAATTGAGATCGATAGGACCAATATATCCAAAACTCCTGAGAGTAGGAGCCATACGAGCGATTCCGTCGTCAATGATGTGGTTGTTGAAAGTACAAGCCCAGACAGAATTCCCAGAACAACCACCAGAGGGACCGAGGTTTTGATCCATGAGCTGTTTTCTCTCCACAGTGTGGTTGAAGGGAAGCATGAAATCTTTACCATTAAACCATCCTTCGGTGGAGATAGCGACCCCACCTTCGATGAATTTTTGTAGTTCGAACTCGGCAGGGGTTGAACCCGCGAGGGTTTGGAAGTAGTCAAGCATCGCGATCATGTCTTCGGAGTCGTAGGAGACATAGGAGTCGATACCGAGGTCGGCCCCCTGTTTCGCTAGTTCTCCGGAGGGTTTGAAGACTAAACGGCCTTCAAACTTCTTCGTGTAGGCTTTACCCGCTTCCCAGTCGGTGAAAGACTCAGTTGGTGGTACCTTAATCCCAACCTCCTCCATCAATTGGAACGCCAAACCGCGATCCATCTCTAACTGGTCGTGGAAGACAGAACCACCGATGACATGATGTCCTCGAGAACGCATCATATCACCGGTCTTCCCTCCTCCATTCGAATCAAACACTACAATTGTTTTGGCGTCGATGAAGTCGGACCACTTATCCACCTTCTTCACCAACCCATCAAAGTTTTTCTTCGCACGACGGTCCATAACCCACGCGGCCACATCGTGCCCGTTTTCAGAGAGACGGCGGGCGAGAGCCAAACCGTCTCCGCTACGCGACATAAGTAAGAATTTCATGCTGTTTTCAGCTCTCCGTTTTTCATATAACATAGTGACAGTTATTTGTTGGGCAGATAACTGATGGAGATAAATGTAAAGGGTTAATGCCTGTTACTGTATGAATAGGCTTTTGGGGGCTTGCTAATACCATCCAAGAACCACATTCTAGACAAACAAGCACTACAGCTCCATCAGGACAGATTACATAATCACCTTTTGATTTTACATGATTTAAGTCGCAGCATTGTGTCATGGCAATTGCAGCTCTCCCAAAGTTGCATAAACGCGTCAGCTAGAACTTCAACCGTTCTCATTTCTCTGTTTCCGCTCCTTCGTACTTTTGGGATACCGTGCCAGGGATAGGGTGGCAGTATTCCACCTTTGGCTGGGTTACGGTGCCGGGTACGATTGTACCTCCGACCTCAGTTACATCTTTTGTTTGGTTAACTACCCCAGGGATATCATGTGGTCTATCACCGAGTCTTGGCTTCATGCCCATAATTCAACTCCTCCAGTTTTTGTTCGTATTTTTGCCAATCGACGCCGAGTTGGCGTGCTAGGGTACGCTCTACAATCGATGCTTGGACATGTTGTCTGTGGTAGGGAGCGGCGGGATCATCTCCAGGTTCTCCTTTTCCCTTGAAGTTGAGGTCCCATTGATCCACGAGATTCTGATCAACCCGATCAGCCATACATCGGATTGCTTCTATCAACTCGTGTATCCCCAAACACGCTTCCATCTTCCAATCCCCGAGAAAGGAGATGTTAATCACAAGCGTGTCTTTCTCCACATCCAACCTCCAATCACCTGCTGTATCGTACCGTTGTTGTTGATGAGGTATGACGTTCATTTGAACATTCATGGTTTCTCCTTCTGGGGCTTCTCGATTCCGTACTTATCGTACTTAGTCGGATAGCCGAACTCATACCTTATCCTGTCTTCTGGGCTTAAGTCTTGCAGACGCTGTTCGTGGGTTTCGTTCAACGGTTTGAAACCCAAGATACGCGTGAAGTTGTCCGAAATGTGGCCATCGTCTGTGAATGCGGGTCCACCTTCATCGATTGATTTCAGTATCGTTTTTATCTCGTTTGATGCTGGGACGAAGTCCAAGGGGTACTCCATAACCTTACGGCGTGCTTCCCTACCCTCTTGGGTCTCCTCAGCCATTTTAAAGAGGTTCTGGGCGAGCTCTAAATGGGGTGAACCTCCAAACCCTGCAGGGCTTAACCAAAACCATTTACCTACATCTGCGTGAAACAACCCCTCCATTGTGGCGGCTGCAGCGAAGTTAGCTCCCATCCAGGTGCCAACGGTACGTAGGGCGGGACCGTGGAAGTCTGAAACTTTTGTTGCCATGCGGCGGAGAAAGTCCATATAATTTAACGGCCACATACCGAATTGACCAAATATGCGACCTGCGCCCGTTCGTAACAAGGTAGGCTGCGCGCCCCGGCGGTAAGGCCAGAGTGTTAAATCCACCAATTGTAGAGCCGATCGTCTTGCCACTTCCTCCGTAGGAATTCCTTGGTCCGTCGCCATTTGGAGGATTTTGTTGATCTCTGGTTTATCGTAAAACCAGATCGAAGTATCTCTCATCAACCTATCTGCATCAATAACCCCCGCACGATATTTCTGTACAGCCTCAAAGGTTGAGTCGAATTCACCATTGTAAGCAATGGCACGGGCGACGTTATGACCCCACCGTGAAGGCGCCAGGAGTTTAGAACTGAGTTTAAGAGCTTTGTCGAATGTATTACCCCCTGCCGGGAGTTCGTTGAAGACATCTCCATACATCTCTCCTATGTTCTTTTTGTTTAGTAGGGCACCCGCTTCCTCTGCCCGAGCAAACCCTTCTGAGGTTAAACCTCGTGCTGCGCCCTTAATGAAGTTTTTGATACCGAGTACAGGGAGTGTAGTAGTTGCAGCTTGGAAGACGTCCCTAACAAATATCGCAGGTCTTGCTCCCAAAGCCCCTACATACGACATTGTCATTAACTTGTTAAAGATAGACCCAGGGTAGTTGACTTCTTCAGGCAGTTTGAACCCGTCCGGCAAATACGGGTTGATCTTCTTGAACTGCTCTCCCATTGTTCTACCAAAGTCCGCTGACATTCGGGTGATCACCTGTTGAGTAACATCGGGAATCCCACGCACGTAGTTAACGTAGTTATTCAATGGCCAGCGGTCCACTCCAAGTACGTATTTCCCTTCACCATCCTTCAAATCCACAACTTTCTTCAACTCATTGATAGCCCCTCCTGTGAACTTCTTCTCAAACCCCTCTCGGATGAGGAAGTTGAAGAACCGACCAAGATGTGCATCCTTGGGGTCGAGGGTTCCTTCTGCGATAGCTTTGTGGAAGAAGGACATATCAGAAGGGAGTTTGGCTCCCCTCCCATACACAAAATCCGGGTTGAAGTTAAACCCTCTCAACCTAGGGAGTTGGTCTCGGAGGTAGTTGAAAGCTGGGATGTGTGTGTCGTTTTGGAAGTTCCTCAACCATTCTTCCGCTCGTGAGAGGTTTTTAAGATCGTCCGGGGTTAACTGCAGTTTATCCGCCATCCCCGCCCAGTGTTCTTTGGTAGTGGTTAAAGCGTCCATGTAGGAATACAACTTCTTCGGATTGCCCTTTAGAAAGTCGGCAGCCAACTCCTTTTGATTCGTCAACCAATCATCTCCCGCCTTCAACGCATCGTCAACCGCTTTCACTTTCTCGTAGATAGGTAACCTCTGCCCCGTCTTCCCAAACGCATCGTTCAACTTGGTATCCAGATCGGCAACCCAAGGCAACATCGGCCGAAACGCCCCCTCCATAGCCTTCCATCCCACCCACTTCTGATCCTGCCCAACGGAGTGCTCGGGCATCGGCATGTTTTCAGTGGGGCCCAACCCTCTAGGATTCATCTCTCCCCTCAGCCCTCTCATCTCCGCCCAGATGGAGGCGGAGGGAGCGAAATCTTGACCAGAGGCGAGGTCTTCCATATGGTCGACTAAACTGCCGAAGTTCTTTGAAGTTTGGAATCTCCCCTCCGCATTGATATACTTCCAGGTTTGTTCTTCAGGGGAGTAGAAAGCTAACCCATCTGTTTCCCTGCCAAGGCGGATCAACTGTGCCATTCGATCGGAGGAAGCTTTAACCATCACGTGGTCTAAAGCCCTTTTGGCTTGACGAACGGGGATGGTATCTGCTTCCAACGCTGCTCGGTCGAGGGCCTTACTACTGAAATCCTCAACCATCCTCAACACATTACCTATCGAGGTATCCCAATAAGCGAGTCTGGCGAGGTAGTTAACATCCCCCGTTCGGACTGCTGTCGCCGCGTGCACAAACGCCTCTTCAATCATTTGGGGTTTTAACCCTTTGGAGTAGGCGACATGCTGCATCAACTGTGCGCCGATTTCTTCTGCCGTCCCAAAGTTAGGAGAGGGTTTCCACAAATCCACCATAGCAAAGGGTTGCTTGGTTATGTTGTACAACCTCACGTGAAGGTTCTCATGCCAGAGAAGGGTTTCATTTGGAGCTGTTGCGATGTGGAGAGGGCGGGGATCTAGAGGGTCAACATCAACCCCTAACGCTTTAACAATCCCTTCGTAATAGGAGGTTTTTGGGAAAACTGTTAACCCAGCCGAACCCGGATAGCCCTCCTTTAACATTTCAGGATCCATCTGAACTCTTATCCGTTCAGGGTTTTCAGCTACCCTAACCCATTTAGGGCCCGCTTGAGTCATCACTAACGATCCACGTTCGGAGGGAGGGATACGGTTGTTAGCTGCGGTGGGTTCAACTTCTCCCTTCCTCGCCGCTTCCTGTAAGGCTGAAGACTCCTCAAGCGAAACTCCCGTTTGTGCGATCTTCTGGTTGATTTCTTCTTTCGCGGATTGGATGATTTCATAACCTTTTAGTTCAGACTGGAACGCTTCAAAATTAGGAGCAAACCCCAACTCCTCCATATCAACGGTATAGGGGTCGTGACCGAGGTCTTGCAGTAACCGCTCTGCAGTAGTGTCAATAGCTCCACCCTTCCCATACCCCTGCCCTGTTACGATGTTGTAGAGTCGTCGCATTTTAGAGGTACGTGATTCCTCCACATCCAGAGTGGGAATCGTTTCCTGGGTGGGAGAAACATGATTCCCCAACGCCTTCTCAACCTCGATCTCTCCTACGGGTTTAGGGACGAGTTCTTTTGGGAGGAATCTTTCGGGAACTTTCATCCCACGAGGCAACCGTTTCTCAATATCTGAAACATACTCTTCCAGTTGACCAGGAAAGTAATGACCCATGGTTACTTCGTTTTGTAGGGAGTCCCAAGACCCATTTGCTATACGGATGTCTGCAGGCTTCATTGCACCAAGGGAGTAGAGCCACTTCTCAAACTCCGACTTATAAACCCCAGAAACCTTTGGTTGAATCTTCCACTCATCAGGGAGGAGTTCGTTCGCTTTTTCCCCGATGAGTTCTTCCAGTTTATCTACCATTAATCTTTTTGACTTCGTCGGTACCTGTGCATTCCAGATCTGCCGAATCTGGTTCGTCACATTCTGTTTAAAACTATCATCATCACTACCCCAACGGTCGACGACTTCTTTAATCTGATCACGCGAGGGCATGGTCTTCTTCGGCTGAGAGATAACAACCTTATCCCCACCTTGTGCTTCAACTGGGTGGCCGTTTCTACGCAAGTCTTCAGCAACTTGTTCGGCTTTCCCTGGTTCTGTCCCAACTACACGTGTGGTGTACCCCGATTCCTGGGCTTTGTTTTGTAAAGCCAAAAACTCCTGTACCTTCCCTTGCCATCCAGGTTGGAAGTCAATACCGAGTACTTCTCCTCCCTGTTGCGTCCAAAACTGGGTTTTGTTTAACGCACCTGGTACGTCATTAGAGAGGATTGATTCTTGGATGATTCTACCGTCCTTCAGTTTAATCTGAACCTGGGCACCACGCACATCATGTGTTTCACGGAGGAAGGAGGAACGTCCCTCTTGTGTGGCCAAATGTTGATCTTGGAGAATCTGGTCTGCGATAACCCTGTCTGCATCAAGAGACACCCCCTTTGATGGGTCTAAAGCGTTCTTCAACAGCTCTTCGGGGTCCCCTTTAACCCCTTTGGAGATTAACTTCCCACCTAGGGACAAACCTCCATCCATAGCTGCTCCTATGGCGAAGCCTTTAAGGGCAGCTACACCTTTATCTTTACCTTCAGCGGCACCCGCCTCGTACGCAGCAAAGGCAATCCCCCCTCGTAAAGCCCTGTGGGCGATATCTGCACTTTTGGTCAGTGCGAATATATCCTCCACAGCAGAAGCTGCCAAAGGTTCAGCTCCCTCCGAACCTAACATCAAGGGTGCAGAGGCTCCCAACATCTCCCCAGGAATTTGTTCCCAGGCGGGGTTTTGCCCCTCTCTCTGTTGGAGGGTGGAGATGTTCTCTTGGATTTCTTTGAACTTGTTTGCCGTTTCGTGGTCGAACGGAGCATACAACCCGTGCATTAGGGAAGCTTGCGCCTGGATGGGTTTTAGTTTGGCGAGATTCTCGTCTGTGAGTAAATGCGGGCGTTTTGTCTTCTCATCGAAGTATTTGAACGACGTTAAAAGATCATCATCCTTGGACAGATGGGGAGCAATGAAGTTGTCGAAGTACAACTTCTTCATCTGCTGGTAGGTCTCTTCAGGCATCATTGGGTCGAATTGTGAAGCTATCTCCGACCACGGTTTAGCACCAGAGGGAGTTGACGCTTGAGCAACTAACCTTGAGTCGGGATCCAACCCCATGTGTTTAGAAAGAAAAGAAGCGTATGCGATCGGATCACCTTCTGCCGTCGCTTTAGGTTCTCCTGTCCCACCAAGGTAAGCATGCATGTGTTGAGTTAAGGTGTAATCAGGATGACGTTCCAAATTCCTCTGTAACTGCTCCTTCAATGCCTTCATCCCTAACTCTTTATTCTCAAACACCGCAAACCCGTCTTTGTCGTATCCCGTCGCACCGAATTGTTTGGCGTATTTCAAATTCCCAGGGTTGTTGTTACGTACACTACGTGCGTCAGGTTTGGACCCCTGTTCATACTGGGCAATCCCCTCCGCCCATTGATCGACATTCAGTTGAGATTGTGTAGCCTGCGGCATTAGTAAGGCCCACCTTCCGTGTCTGAGTTAATACCGGACCCTAAAGCGGGAGTTGGTTTGTTGTCTTTAATGGCCTTCCCTATAGCTCCGATGGTGCCCTGAGCTACTTGATCTGAGGTAGAACCACCACCGATTGATTTGTCGATGGTTGATTGACCTGAGGGAGTCATTTGGGGACGGAAACCTCGGTTCATAGTGGGAATCAACCCTCCAGTAATGGTGTTCCAGAACCCTTTAGTCTCCGTCTCCGTCCATCCCATCGCTCTCATCGCTCTGGTTTGGGCCGCTTTAATCATATCGTCCGACACCGCAGAAGGGGATAACTTCTTCACCTCAGCAAGGGATTTAAACATCTCCAGGTCTGCTTTAGCCCCCTCCTCCTTCATCTTGGCGTCCATTGCTGCGGCCATTGCTTGGTAGTGCATCTCCTCGGCTTTAAACCTCGCTACCTCAACACCGGTTCTCATTTCGGCTGCCTCAACCTGACGTGTGGCCAAGGGTTTCATTCCGGTAGGTAGAGCGTTAGCCAACCCAACCTTCTGTGCGTTAGCTGCAATAGTCCCAACCTGGTCTGCAGGCACTCCCATCTCGATGAGTTGGTTACCAAGTTGGGATTCTTTGACGAGGTCTGTCATGGTGTTAGGTACCATTGAGTTACGTACCTCGGTCGGTAACTCCCCACCCTTGGCAATAATCTCGGCAGCCTTCATCCCCATTGAGGGGTCTTTGAACCTCCCGTCGGACATCAGTTGACCGTAGATAGCGTCCTTACGTGCAGCCACCTGTGCGTCGGTTTCGGCTCCTCTTGCCACATCCATCATCTTCTGACGTTGCTCGGGGGTTCCTTTCTGCCACGCCTGGGCCTGGAGGTTAAAAGGAATATCATTATGAGCCATCAATTTACCCAACGCTTCAGCATTCCCATTTAACGCCTCGTTATGGAGTGTAGACAGAGTGTTCTGCAACTTCAACTGGTTTTCTTCAGTCTCTCCTTTCATCTTCGCCATGTCCAAACGGTGTTGGACGAGTCCGGAGAGTAGACTTTGTTGGGCTTGCTTTTGGTTTTGCTTCGCCCCTACCACAGCTCCTGTAGGGGTTTGAGCTGTACCTCCGTTCGGCTTCGCGCCAGCAGCTACCCCTGTAGCCCCTGTTGCTCCCGTTTGGGGTTTCAATAAATTATCCACAACCCCTGACTGCCTCGCCTGCAGATGCGCCTTCATCTCATCCGGCTGCATGAGTTTGATCCCAGACTTCTTTAACGTTCCCTCAATCTGTTTGGGGTCGACGGGTAAACCCATATCTACAGCCTTCATCAACCGGTCAAACTCTTGGGCGGCATTCTGTTTCTTCTGATCGTGGGCTGCGACAATCTGGGCAATCCCCTTCTCAATCGGTGAGTAATCCGGACCTGGCATGAAACCCAGGTTTGCTCCAACTCCTGAAGTAGAACTCGGACCTGCCATATGAACTCCTTATGCGAACATCCCTGCTATGATCATAGCGGAGATGATTGAACTTGCACCGCCGACTGCTGCTCCACCGAGGTTTGAACCACCTTGTACGCCGATGGCTTCTGTGGGAGCAAACGCCATTGCTGCGTTACCGAAGGTTTCCTCAAGTATATCGGCAGCCCCTAACTGGCGTTGAGCCGCAGACTCAGCCCCTCTAAACTGTAGATCGGCAACAGTAGCGTCGGTTTGTGCTCCGTAGTCGACGTTGTATTTAGCTAGTGAAGACATTAGATCAGACGACATTGACATACCCGACGCGGCAAACTTGTTCTGAATCTGACCAAAACCCTGCTGTTGATTCGCCTGAGCGCCCTTACGTATGGCTGCAATCATCTCAGGAGTAACAGTTGAGGCTCCCGCTCCTTTACCCGCCGCAGTATCAGTTAGGGCTCCAACTCCTGTAGCGCCCGCTCCGTTTTTACCTCCAAACAAACTCTGGAAGAGGGAATTCATCCCAGGCATGATTGGGGCTGGCGGTTTTAAAGGCGTTGCGGAAGGTTTACTCCCTCCAAATCCTGGCATCACTGCACCTCAGGTTTTATGAAGTTAGAGTGTAGCAACCCGAAGATATCTTCGTCATACCACTTACCTTTGTAGAGGATTGCTTCTTTCATACACCCCTCATAACGAAATCTTAACTGAGTGGCCAACCGCTTCGCGAAAGGGTTGTAAACGGGAATCAACGCAGACACCCTATGGCAGTTAAAGGAAAACACAAACCCCAACGCTTCTTTAGCGGCCTGGATGATTTTTGAATGGGGGTACCTCTTATCCCACATACAGAAGTGGATGTTGGAAGAGGTTGAGTTTTCGTAGAGATCGTTGAGGATTACGATTCCCGACTCCTCAACTAAGAAGTAGTAAGTATTCTCACTCACCATCCCAGCAAGGAATAACCCAGGATTGTTGATGGTGAAATCGTCAAACGCATAATCTTGAGTCCGAATCTTCTCCCAGGTTTGTTCTATCACCTTAGGATCGCTCAACCGTGTTAAAGGCCTTAAAAGACAAAAATCCGGTAGTTCACGTTCGCCACGCTCGCTTGTAGAAATATTTGTTTCGATGTCCATGTGCCAGCTCCAATTTTGAAGTCTACGTATCCATCTTTCCATACGGGAAACCACCCCGTAGGGACTCTACCCAAGTTATGGGTTAGTGTAAAATCGGTGTTGATTATGTTTGGCGTGATTCCTGTCACCCACGCTCCGTTTAAGTTGCCGGAGATCTGGTTTTTTGCATCCCCAAACTCAATATTGTTCACCGCCTTAACCAACTGTTCGTGGAGATCTACAGTCTCCCTAGAGGTGAGGTTTTCTTTGATGAGTCTAGTTACCTTCAACTTTTTCACCTCCGTCTTCGAATTCGGGGAGGAATCCCAAAAGGCTTACTGCTCCACCCCCTCCAGCACGAGAGATCTGAAGAATAATCAACTCCCCAGAAATCTGGATGTCGAAAAACCCTGTGCGTTCAGTTTGGTCAGCTAACGCTGTACCGATAGATGCACTTGCAGTCTTCTGATCAAACGAATCTGCCCCCACACTGGGACGCCAGGAAGAGACCGTAGCTGTCAACACACCCACACCAAAGTTCTCATACCAAAACCTTACCCGTCTCAACTTCTTCTCAAACCCGGGAACGTCCCACAAAGTGCCGTTAAATATCAACACCCCCGCTTGTTGACCGTTGAGGTTTGTCGGGTCCAAATACTGCGTGGTCACCACAGGATCGTTTGTGGTGAATGAGAACAACAACCTACGTAGGTTATCCTGTATAACCCCCACAGGGATTAACAACACCGCTTGGAGGAAAACTGTAGTATCTACATTCCCAATCCCCGCCGTTCCTATCCTAACCGTATCAACAATAGCTAACTGTCCACTTACAGCTGTAGGGGCTGCAGTTACGTTAAACGTGGTTGTGGAGCCTGGAGTTAGGGTTAGAGGTAAAGCTGGAAGTCCTGTTAACCCAAACGGAGCTCCCCCCAACAACGCGATGGTGTTTATTGTTACGTTTGCCGTACCGATGTTCTTCACCACAACAGGGATAGGTACTGCAGTATGAGTTACAATCGTTGTCGGAAACGTTACAGGAGAAGGACTTACATTCAACGCTCCCCCAGCTCCAGGAGCAGTCCCAGAAATCGCAGCTGTATAAGGAGAGCCATCCGTTCCTGCGGTAGCAGTTATCGATAGCGTGTCGTTGAACGTCCCACCTACGGTTGGGGAAAAGCGTAGCGTGAAAGAAAAACTTTGAGCTGGTCCCAATGTAGCGGGAAGAGCGGGGAGCCCGATCAAGGTATATGGAATCCCTCCCACCGATATCACCGAAACCTTGGTAGAGAGACTTCCGAAGTTCGAAACCGTGATAACTATATCAGCTGTTGAACCAGCTGCAACACTCCCGAAAGCCAAAGTCCCAGAAGGAGAAACCAGTAATTCAGGAGGGGTAAAGCCTCCCCCACCTCCATCAGAAGGAATAGGTACTGGCATTATGACACCGCCACATTCCCCATCCAAGAGATGGCGCCGTAGGGGAGTTGTTCGTTAACCCAAGATTTATCGTCAAAATGAAACACCCAAACGGAGGAGATGGTGTTGTTGGATAGCGGGATGGAAAGCCAGTAGGAGCGGTAGTCTAGCCCTGCGCTCAGCTGACCCAACTGACACGCCCAGGGTGTACCTGATGCGTTCGCCAAATCGGCAAAAATCGACTTCTTCGCGGGCCCCCCGATATGTTCCGGAGTGGACAACGAGAACAAATAAAAATCATCCTCCGAAGCGAAGATAGACACATCTCCATAGTTAGCCAGCGTGTATTCGTAGAAGACACCGACTCCAGATGGTCCGGAGTTGAAGTTAGAGATGGAGAACCTTGGGATTGACCCGGTGTTAGAAAGAACTGAGATTCCGTGGGAACGATAGATCGCCATGTTATCACGAATTACCGCAACCCCAGTTATCTGGTCTTCTATCTCTGGGATGACGAAACTTCCCGCTGTAGGGTCTACCGAAGGATCCCATTCTAGATGGTTGTTGATAGCGGAGAATTTACCTGCAGCAGCTGCACCTACACCGAGGTTTAGGAGGAATAGAGAACCTCCTAACTTAGAGAGAAACATCCCTCCAGGTGCATCGCTGTTGTTCTGTATACCCTGTGAACCATCTAGCCATTGTAATACCGCAGTTCCATTCACCCAGAACATACGATTGAGGAAGACTTCTACAGAGTAGGGTTGATTGGAAGAGGGGATAAGTCCTCCGATATCCCCTTGGTCCAAATACCCCGAACCTGTGAGGTAGTAGGCTTTATCCTTAGTGAGAATCCCTGTGTGGTTGAACCCCGCAACATCTTGAAAGGTTATCCCGCCCGCTATAACCTGGCCGTTAGGAGGGTTGGAGAAAGAGACGAAGTTCGGGAAGGATTGGATTCGCCCTTTATTTAACAACCATCCGGTGATTTGGCGGAAAGAGTTGTGGGGGAGAAACGCCGCAGGCAGAGAATTATCCCATCCGGTAAACGGTGGAGCAATCATCCTTGAGCGGTCGTAGGTCATCTGGTGTAACTCATCCTGCTTCCACGGGGTTGTAGGCCGTAGTCTCTCGCGGGAGCGTTTGCTTGCTTTCTGGTTTGGAGGTTGGACAGCATTCCGGGGATGTACTTACCTGACCCAGGATCGGTATAACCGTAGAGCAACCTCTGCACATTCATCGCTTTATCCGGCTCACCGAGGAAGACATGACCGCGCATGATTGCTCCGTAATCTACAGCCTCTAACCAGTCATCGGGGACGTTGAGAACTGTGTTTGCGACAACTGCGGCAATCACCGGTTTGTCCCAAAGGTCTAGAATGAGTTGGTACGGACCAGCGTCGAAAGGTGGGGAAAACAACAAATTCCCCTCATACAACGTATACATCCCAGGCACTCCTGGGTTTAGCGGAGTGGATGTTACTCCTGCGAAATCTCCCGAACGACGGAGAGATTCAATATCAGTAAACTTCGGTCGAGTCACTCCACCATTTTGATCATAGAACACCAAGGAGTTTATCGCACGTGCAGTTGCAGGAAAAGCGAACTGAAAAGTGGAGGACATTACCGAAGTTATCGAATCCTCCAACTGTTCAAAGTTAAACCCCATTGCGATGGAGATGTAGGAGTTTTTATACCACACATCAACACGTGAGGGAGAACCCGATACTATATCGGATCTATTCCCCAACTCCAACGCCACATCTCCCGTTCTCTGTCCTATTGTTGCCATACATCACTCTCGAGGCTTTCTTCTACGTTCGTTCGACTGTACAAACTCAATGATTGATTTATCATCAATCGCTGCTACAATCCTACCCATTGCGGATGGATTCCTAGCTGCCAAATCAGCGAGGAGTTCCTTGATAGAAATCCTTGTCACTCTCAGTTCCGAGATAATGCTCTTGTGGAAGGATTTTACTACTCGGTAGAGAATCCCTCCCAGAGTAATTACTGAACCTAAAACTGTTAGAAACACCTGCCAAGGTTGAATGTCTCCGATAGGGTTGGCGGTCATACATTTCTACAAACCTCTCGCGTTCCAGTTTTTGATTTGGATACCGTAAGGGGAACCTTTCCCATCCGAATCCAGTTGGACTGCAGCATGGAGGTACCAAGGCTTGGTTGCATATTTAAACTTCGCCTTGTGAACGGTGTTGATTGCATAAGGGTGTTCATCCACAACTAGCGAAAGATGAGTGGTGGTTTGGTTCACCCTATCGATTAGGAAGTAAGCTTGAATGTTTGTCCACACTCCGGGTTTAGGGGAGAATGGAGGCACTCCTTCGGGAGTCATCCAACGCTGATCAAACTCGTCGAACCACCGAATGGCGGGCGGTCCATCTACCTTTGACGGTTTGAACTGCCAACCCATATCATATTCCAAACCGGCTTCAGCCAGGGCGAGTTCGAATTCGACCGCGGTGCTATCGTTTATATCCTTTTGAGTGGGGTACATGAATGACAGTCCAAACCCAAAATACACACAAGGGAGGTGGCCTGTTGAGAGTGTGGCTGCTCTGTATACGTTATCCCAGGGCTGCCCTTTAGGTCTTGCTTTCGGTTGGAAGGTTAAGCTTGCTATAGCCCCTGGGGTCCACGTACTTATACCGTGGGGAAGAGGATTCGGCCCTCCCGTATCAGCTCCACCTTTGTCGACGAACGCAGGGAGGAGGTTTAGATTCAACCACTCTTGAAGTTTAACATCCCCATCCAACTGTGCAATGATTAACGGATCCATATCACCCCTTTATCAACAATGAGATTCCGAAGAACAACAAACCGGTGGAAACTGCAGCGATCGAACCGTTGGGGTAACTCGGACTTGGTGCTCTAAATCCAAACCCTATACCTGCTAGCCAACACAAACACGCGATACCGATTAAAACCTGGTGAGCTGTCATACATCCTCCTTTTTGAAGCCGGGAGGGCTTTTACACCCTCCCCTTAGGGGTTAAGTAGTTGGAGCGTTAGGGTTTGGGTTTGGCGGAACTGCTGTAGAAGCGGGATTGGTTGCATTTGGTACCTGGGTACCGCTTGCAGGAGAAGAAACTCCCGAGCCAGGTTCGTTCACTCCCGCAGGGGGCACGTTAGTGGAAGTTGAAGCGGCTGCCACAGATGCATCAACCGTGAATGAGGTTCCGCGAGCTGAAGAACCACCCACGGTAGTTACTACCATCACATCCCCCGTTGTGGCGCCAGACGGTACAGCCGTCGTGATTTGCGTGTCAGACCAGTTGGAGGCCAAGCCTGCATCAACCCCGTTAAAGGTTACTTTGGAAGCGGATTGGGTTAGGCCGAATCCCGATCCGTTGATCACCACTGTAGAACCCACCGGACCGTTGGTTGGCATAAGGGAAGCGATCGTTGGGGTTTGAGGGGTGTTCGCAGTAACCGCTTGGATGATTGCGGCTTTCTCCGTGTTGATCGCATCATCCAAAGCTTTCAGTTTTACGGGATCCGTCCCAGCGTTTTGAAGTTGAGCGGAAATGTTGTTCAACAGCTGGATGAGGGAAGCTACCGCAGTATTCTCATCAGCCACATCTTGGGTGAGTTGGTCTAACATTGTCGACATGTGTTTAAGCTCCTTTTTGATTTCATGCCAGGTTGATAGTAATTCATCAAACCGTTTTACATCATCACTGTGGAAGATACTCATTCGAAACTCATTTCTCCCGGGTCGGAAAACATCTCAGGTTTATCGGAAGAACCCTCTTTACCAGATGCGAGTTTGTCTGAGATTAACCTCTGACGCCGTTCACGGGTGGTGGAGAGATCGTCGGTGCAGGAGATGATGCATCTCAGATGTCCTTCTTGTTTTTGTAACATCGTGATGGGGAATAACCTCCAACACTTCTCGCATCTCCCTTTCTCTACGAATTGTGCTTTGCCTGTGGACATCTACCGCACCATATCTAAATTGCGATCGTTGGTTGGAGCAAATACCTGTATCTTCACCAACCCCAAAGCCGGAGCGAAATACCATTTCTCATGTGTACATCCTGGTTGTGGGGAGTAAATAGCTCCGGTTGAGTCAAAACACGGGCCTTCCCACTGTTCAGAAATCAAAGCATATCCAGAGAATGTGGGAGTGGTAATATACTCTATATAAGACACTGTGCGCCAGTGTGTTGGAGTAGAAGGTCCAACTAAACCAACTACTGAGTCAAAGGTAACCTCCCCAGTCTTCCAATAACCAATATACTCAGTGTCTATTATGCTGATATACCCAAGCGTGGCTTTGGCTGGGATTACTACATACGGTGTAGGTTCACCAATTACCGGTTGAACGTCCATTGTTGCTAAAGTCCAACCGATGCACCAAGAACAACCGTAGGGGAAGGTCATAAGACTTGACACACTAGCATACGAACCGTCTGGTTGTTTTACCAATGGAAAGTCAAGATGTGCCGAACAAATGCCTGGTTCCCAATAGGCATTGCATGCCGATTTATCATAACTCCAAATCACCGTGTTTGCTGGGAGGTATGTAGTAGGACCTCCTACCCAAACGTTAATACTTAGGCTATTCCCATACCCATCATGAAACATCCAATCTGTAGCATGAGTGGGTAGAACAAACACATCAGAGGCGTAAATGGTTGTTTGTGCTTGGGCAGTAATGGCTAACCACAAAACTAAAAGTGTGAGATATTTCACTGAATCACGCCTCCGCGCATCATGTTAGGGGTTATCTGGTCAGTGTTTGCCACGTTGAATGTAAACACCACGCTTTGGTTTACAGTAGTATCAATTGCAGGGGTTGACGACGTAAACGTCTGGGCGGTATCACCATCATCATACCAAACTATACAATCTTGTGCGTTAGTTGCGGCGTTATTGCGACACTCAACATTTATCATTGCTCCAGGTGAATGTGACACCGAAGCTTGAGATACAAGGTTAGTTCCTCCAAAACTAGCCTTGTATGTTACTGACGCAGTACCAGTGGAGTGCTTGAAATAAGCACGTACCTCAAAGCCTTTGTTGATACCCACCACGTTTGCCGGTACAGTACAGGTGTAGAATGTTTGGTCTGCCGAATTTCCGGTTAATGCTGCAGCATGAGGGGATGAACAAAAAATACTTATAGTGTTGGCGTTTGAAGGACCATTGAACTGAGTGTTGTTCATGGTTGACTGCGTCACACCACCTGAAGGGATGGAATACCGTGTCCCACCCTGATTATCCTTAATCAGAAAAGTGGTCGACGCTGGTTGATTGATAATGTCTTGTGTTGAGTTGGTAATCGTTGGACCAGTCGCAAGAACTAAATTCCCCGTGCCTGTTCGGTTAGTGGTAGTTAATGCAGTACCCCCTCCAAGAGCAAGAGAAGTTCCAGTTGCTGCTCCGATGTTAGGTGTGGCTAGTACACAACTGATTGTTAGACATACTGCACCACTTCCCGAAACACCGTTAGAAAGATCCGCGGCTGCTAACTGTGCTGAGGTGAAGTTGGTACCGTCTCCCCTCAACACCCTCCCGGCTAAAGCAGCTCCTGCGATGCGGTATCCCCCAGCATCAATAATTCCTAAGTCATCGTTAAATCCCCCTCGCCCGAACATGAATACTCCAGGGGCGAAGGTATTTCTGGATATACCAGTATCAGGGATATCTCCAAATTGGAGGGTGCATGAACTGCATAACTTTACGTTACCGGTAGCAGTAAAACCATTCTGAAAAACGTCATTTCCCAAGATGGTATTCACCGTAAGGGTGTTAATAAACCCTTGAGCGTAGCGTAGAGAGTTAGACCCTAAAGAGAAAAACCCGTTGGATGCTGGGATGAGGTTATTTTGAATCGGGGTGGTTATAACAGTTGCTCCTTGGGGGGTCGGACGAATTACTGGACAGAAACTAGGGTTGGATAGATCGTATGTTGTTCCTGTTATACACTGTTGCGGGATAGCGTTTGTAAAACCCCCATTGGGGAATAACGACACTTGGTAAGTTAGGTTAGCTGGCTGTATAACGTCTGTTCCCCAGACTTGACATGCTCCAGACAAAGCGAGGTTCTTTATATTCCCCGTCCCGTCAATCCCGCACGTCCCTGTTTGGGGGGCGATTATACCCGTTCCCGTAACAAAATACACCACCCCGTTATTCTGCGGAGACAACGTAAACACCACCGTTCCAGAGGTAGCGAGGTTCCCCGAAGCATCCTGTACTACCCCTGTAACGGTTGTTTTGGTCTGGCCTAAGGCCACACCTACTAAGAGAAGAACTACCCAAAGTTTCTTCATTCGAAGTACACCAGTAACTTTCCTGAACTTAACGTTGGGACGGCAAAACCTGTGTCAATCCACCCGATGGCGGCTGTTCGAACTTCAGATAAATCGTTAGCGGCGGTTGGGGACCAGATTAGATTCCCCAACCCGTTGTTGACGATAAGGGTGGCGCCAGCTAGGTAGTTGGTCCACTCCATGTGTTTTAGCTTGCAACCTTTGGGGTAGAAGATGGTTGCTCCGGGTGTGTCGATACTTGCCGGAGATTGTGCGAGTTGATTTGCCATA